AGGCGGTAAGGCAGTTTCCCTATCATCGCCACTTATATCTTTATAGTATAATGGTGCATCGAAGCTATTAAGCGTTCCTAAACCATCAATAGCGTTAAGTTGTAGATTATAAGGGGTTGATTGTATTACTTCTCTATATCGGTCTGCTACAAGCCATCCTATCCAATACAACTGATAGTTATTCGATGCATCCTTGTAAAACACCTTAACCTGGTATTCTCTTTCGTCAGCACTATAAAAATCATCGTAAGTAACGTCATCGGTCACCACTAAATTGATGATTGCGGTAGAACCAATAATAGGGGAATAGATATCATCTTGAGCATTCCATTTAATAGTAACCGGTTCTGAACCACCTACCATAGAACTAGCTTGTCCAACATAGCCATCTTTCCATACCTCTATTTTCTTACCGTTTCCCTCATTATCGGAAAACTCAAGCCTATATTTAACCCCGTATGCCATTAAAGTATTCTATTTCGTTCGTTGTTGGCTCTTTCTAAAGCCACTACTAGGTCTTGTCCATCCAATCTAAATTCGCCAGTAACATTTACATTAGTGCCTCCAGTATCGCCTATAAGTGATTTTAATTTATCTAATGGGGCAATTACTTCAGGGTTTGATCTAGCACCCGCATATTCACCCACAAGCCCAAGTGTAGGTGTAGATACAATACCACCATTAGCAAATGCCGCAAAACCATCTCCTTGTATTTTAGTAGATAGTCCTTTAATTAAAGTACCAAGTGCTATTGCTGCAAAACCCGCTGCAGCACCAACTATTGGAATAGCAAATGTTTCTGCTAGTTTTGATGCCGCTATTGCTGCCGTACCCATTTGAATAAGAATATCACCTAAAGCACTAAATATAACTTGACCAAGTGCAGCCATAGCGTTACCACCATTTAATGCCGCAGCAGTCAAAGCACTACCAATACTTTCTGCAACTGAACCAAAATTAATAGACATCTTTTGTCCTTCTTTTTGAATAGTAGCAGATGTTTTTTGAAACTGATCTGATACCGTTGCCATTGTGCCATTAAATGATTCTACATTGGCAGCATTACTAGCTAAAGCATAATTAAGTTGATTATCACTAGCAATTAAAGTATCAACTGCCGCTGCCATTTCATTAGCTTTAGTGATTCCTTCATCTAAATTCGATAGTGGGTCACCCGCTATTGGGGTTGGCATAGTTACCGTGTCATTTCTACCAAAAGGTAATTTTGGCATCGACACTTGCATACCACTTAAATTACCAAATGCACTTTTTAGTTTATCAGTATTATCAATAGCATCTTCAGAAGTACCATTAAAGTAGTCAATTCCCTTATTTAAAAAATGAAAACCAATCATAGCCGCAGCACCCGCAGGTGCTAAAATTGACTGAAGTACACCACGTAATTTTTCACCTTTTGTTGATGTTTTGTCTAGTACCTTACCCATGCCTTCAAAAGCCGAAGTTGCTGCAACTAAAGCAATCAGAATAATGCCCATTTTAGTATTTAACTTGGTAAAGGCATCAGCCAATTCACCAACCGCCCAAATAACTAAAGGAATAGCACCGGCAAGAAGTCCGAATTGAACTATCATTTTCTTTGTTTCGTCGTCTAAATCTTTAAATTCCTTTAGGGCTTCATTAACTTTGGTTATTACTTCAGTAAACATTGGTAGTAATTGCTCACCAAATTCAGCTGCCAATTCCTTTAAACTTTCTTGGAATATCCTCATTTGGTTTGCAGCCCCACCACCGGTTCTTTCAAAATCACCGTGTGCATTAGAGGTAACGCCCATTACATATTGGTAGCGTAGCATTACCCTTTCTGCTTGACTCATCTCCTTGTACGTCTTTTTAATACCTTGTTCCATACGGAATTGCTCAAGGTTTACTTCGGTCATTACAACCCCAAGGCGTTTTAAAGATTCTGTTTCGCCAGTAAAAACTCCGGATAATGCAGTAGTTACTTCTTCAATATTTATATTTTTAAAAGAAGCCAGGTCACCTGCTAGACCAACAAGTTGGGTAGATAGTTTTGCTGCTTGTGATTGGTTGATACCCATAGAGGTACTCATATCACCAAACATTGCAGCCATATCAAGCGCACTACCTTCAGCAATACCAAATGACTCTAATGAAGTTTCAGCAAAGTCTTTTACAATTTTAGAGGATGCACCAAAAGCTACATTTACTTTATTGGTGCTTTCTTCCATGTCTGAAGCGAACTTAATCGCTGCAGCTCCCGCACCCGCTAGGGGTAAAGTCACGAAAGTCGTAAGATTACGACCTACACTTTTTAGTTTTGGTGTTAGTTTATTTAGAGATGATTCCGCCCTTTTTAATGCATCCTGAAGCTGCTTGGAATCCCCCTTGAGTAATACTCTTATTATATTATCCGGCATTGGCTACAATTTGAGGTAAAAATACAAAAAATCTAACCCTTGCCTTTTTCGGCATCTATCGCATCAACTCTAGCTTTAAAGGCTTCGAACTGCTCTTTAGTTGATCTTGGTTTGCCTCGTTCTAAATATACATCTTGTGGTAGCGGAAATAGTTTGTCGGGTTGAACCATTTGAGCCTTCTTGCCTACATTTACATTAATAAGCATAGAAGCAAGATATCTGACTTGTTCCCATTCAATATTTAGGCGAATCATATAAGACTCGCCCAATAGTTGATTTTCTTTCCAAGTGTTATTCCAAAACTCGTTTGGCTTTAAGCCAACCTGACCAATGTAGTAATCAAGTAAAGAATCCCAGTCAAGTCGGCTATTTACTTTCCCTGCTTGGTCGTTCTTTTTACATTACGCTGAATCCCCATATTAAGGTCATTACCTAATATTTTAGATTCAAACATAGCCTCAATAATGTCTTGTAGTTTTTCAGCATCTACATCCTCTAACCAAGCACCTACTTTAAATTCGGTGTAGTCCACTTCGTTACCTTCTTCTTGGTCGTGGGCGAGAAGTGCGGAATAAATAACTGCTCTAATAAGTGAAATTGAAATTCCCTTTTCAAAGGCACTACCAATTTGCTCGAGGGATATCCCAAGCATATCGGTAAAGTTTGCCCAAAAGTTCATTGAAAAATGCATAGTGCGGTTCTTACCGCCTAGCTTAATAGTGTAGTAGCCTCGTTTCCTTGTTGCCATATAAAATATATATTAGGCGTAGAATCCCCTAAACTCTACGCCCTTGTTTATTTATTCTGGGTTTGTGCTTGATGAGATAGCACCCGTGATAGTAATTGTTCCATCAAAAGTTACTGGTGATTCTGCATCTGCACTAATGCTTGATGCTGAAATGTAACCCTCACCGCTATAAACCGTGTCACCGCCAGTTGAAGTTCCAAAAGACCAATCAACCTTGGTACGACCCGTAATGTAGCCAATGATTTCATCTACGTTAGCACTACTTTCGTGATTCACTAAACCTTCAAATGAGATTTCACCACCTCGAACACCCGAGATGATTTCAGTCCATCCACCTGAATCTTTAGTAGTCACTTCCGGTAGGTCGTGTGATAGGCTCATTGAGCAAGTTGTAGTATGCCCTAAAGCGACTGGTGTACCACCATCTGCGATCACCTTTACAAGCAAGTTTGTACCGTTAAATACCGCCATTTTATTGAGTTATTTTAGATTCTTAAATTTTATTCAAATATACAAATAAAAAAATTACACACTTTCCCAGTCCTTGTTGAGCAGCTCCCATTGGGTAAAGATAGTATCCCAAGTCAAGGCTTCAGTTGCATCGGTTATTGCATACACACCTGTAAGGGATATCTCTACCTCGTAGGTTGATACATTTTCTGACTCGGCAGTTTCACTTACCGAACTAATATAACCCGTACCTCTTATAATTAGATTTTCATTGGCGGGGTTCTTAAAATAGAAATCAGCCACCTCACGAGTTATTAGCATTGCCTCTAACTCATCAAAGTTTAAAGTGTCAGAATAGCTAGATAAACCTTCAGACTTTATTGAACCGCTACGAACGCCCGACAAAAACTCTTGCCATCCTTGGCTATCCTTATTGGTTATGTCAATTAGGTTATGGTCAAAATTAATAACGGTGCTAGTCGAATGACCTAACACCGTTGTTTCTTTTGCTAATAAAAAAGAAGTAGCATTAACTATTGCCATAGCTATTTCACCTCTTCAGCATCAACCACTTCAATATCGTTAGCATCTTCTTTAATCGGTTCAAACTCGCCAGTCTTTAAATCGACTTGAATCTTTCCGTGCTTCTCTTCTAACGCCTTGGTAAGTTCGTCTTGATCTGATTGCACCTGGGCGAAAGCATGAAGTAAAGAATGCTTTTGAAGTTCTAAAGCACCTAAATCACTTTGAATCTTTGCTTTAGCTTCTTGTTGTTTTTGTAGGGCTTCCAATTCCCCTTGTTCAATTTTGTTTGCCATTTTTATAAATTTTGTTTAAGCAAATTTAAACAATTTCTTCGTTTGATTCTTGCGTTGGTAATTGCTTGGTTACTATCGTTGGGTTTATCATTTCGTCTAGTTTCTTGTCTAGTGCGTTTTGTAACCCTTCAATATCCAGTCTTGATTCAAGCCAAGAAGCAACGATATCTTGATTTAGTTCGTCAAAAGCAACAAAGTTTTCTGCGTCAGGAGCATCCATTGTTTCAACCCCAATCATAGTTGTTGAATTAGTACCATCGGAAACTTCATATCCCCAATGTACTTGCTGAATTACATCCGAAAGTCCATCGTAATCAACAAAGCAATCGGTTGCGTAAACGTGAAATTTGTAAGTGTTTGCCATTATATTAAAGTTTAAATTCTATTGTTATTGAATGCGAAGTTAGTGAAGAAGAACTTGTTGCCATATATAGGTAAATCTGCGAACCGCTAATAGTCTGCGAAGTAACTGAACCGTTTGACGTAGAATATGAAACATTGCTGAACGGATAAGTTAAACTTCCAACCGTAGGCGCAAAAAAACTAACCTCAATATATGCAGGATTAAATGCCTGAATGCTTCGGCTAATAAAAATCTTATTTGTACCATCGTTATTAGTTACAAAAGACGAAGGGGTTACATTATCAATATCTTGCCAAACGGAAGGCGCACGGCTTGTAAAAGCACCTGAAGCCAAATAGGTTGAACCAGTATTGTAGGCTTGACCATCTTCTTTATAAAAGCAGTTGATTTGATACGTTTGCGTTCCCTCGTTACTATAATTAATCGTTCCGCCTAAATATCCAAGTAACCAAGAAGGTTGAAATTTAGAATAACCATAAAAGTCAGAAACAAGGTGTGGTGTAGAAAAACCTGCTTCAAAAGACATATCATTTAACGAAGCAATATCACCTGCTGCAGTAGGTGTTAAACCATTTTGTTCAACGTAAATATCTTCAAGGCTTAATTGACCGCTAGTTGGTAATGCCATCTAATCTTTCTTTTAGTTCGTCAATTTGTTTTTGTTGTTCTTTTACTGTTTCAATAAGCAAACCAATCAGACCATTATATTCAACGGTCTTGTGCGGTTCACTATCCATAATAGACTTTTGCTTGACTATTTCAGGTAGTACCTTTTCAACTTCTTGTGCAATAACACCACCTGAACTTACTTGATTATGTTTCCAATCAAAAGTGTAACCGCTTATCTGCTTTATCTTTTCAATAGGCGAATCTATCTTCTTGATATTCTGCTTTTGTTTTTTATCAGATAACGAAGTAGTAGTGTATGCAATAACATCGCCAGTACATTCAAAAGAACCGCCTGAAGTAATCCTTGCAGTATTGTTAGCAAAGTCAATATAATCAGTACTACCTTCTGTTATATCAATCATATTAACACCACCTGCGTACAAAATAATTCTATCAACTAAAAAGCGTATGGAAGTATTTGTATCTTCATCGTGGTAAATATAATGACCAACAAGAAGATTGGTTGTGAATCTTCCTTCACCAGTAACGTCTAAAGGATATGCAGGCGAAGTAGTGCCGATTCCTACGTTACCTTCACCTTTTTCAATAATCATCGCTGCGGTATTTACCGAAGATAAAGATTGAAAGTCGCCAGTTGAAAATACTATATCTCTATTTCTTGAAGCAATTAATGCTTCACCATAAGCACCAGTACCACTAAAAGAAGTAGATTCACCTATTTGTATGATAGGGCTATCTTCTGCATTGTATCTACCAATAAACAAAGCAGCAGTATCTAAAGAACTTTGTTGTATGTTTAGTTTACCAGTAGGCGTAGTCGTGCCGATTCCCATACGACCTTGATCATCAATCCTTACCCTTTCGTATTCGCCAGAATTAGCCTCGCCATTCGCGCCACCAGAAGTAGTCCATAAGGATAAATAACCACCATAATTATTGTTACCTGCTGCTGAAACCTTACCACCGCTAATTGCACCCATTTGGTATTGACTAACAGTATTACCCATATACCCTGAAATGGATAACCAACCACCTTCGGTATTTGAAGTATTGGTATTTTCAAGGTTTAGATTGCCATCTTTACCCCTACCATAAGTACCATTAGCATCAGACTTATGAATATCTAATTTGGCTAAAGGCGAAGTCGTACCGATTCCTACGTTGGCATTCGTATCTTGCATTAATCCAATATTAGTGCCAGTACTATAAAAGAAATGTGCCAACGCTCTATATTCTAAAACTGACCAAGTAACCGCAGGTGTTAATGAAGATATGGTTGCGGTATTGTTTGCATCGTGAACAGAAAAACCAATTCCTTGTGAAGTGCTTGTTCCGCCTCTAGTAAATACTACTTGATTTGAACCCCAAGCACCTACATTACCATTACTATCAGCAGGAAGTGCTACATTTAGTTTTCCTACAGGCGAAGTCGTACCGATTCCAACGTTGCCCCTATCTAAAACAAGAACATCGTTATAGGCGGTATTATTATTAACCATTGAGAAGTTATACCTAACAACACCGCTAGTAACGGTCTGTTTAAGCATT